AGCAGGTGGGGCACAAAGCGGTCGTAGGCCACACCTTCGGGTTCAGGATTGCAAGGCGTTTTAACTGCGGATCCTTTTTCATCGTAAGTAATTTCAACTGTCTTCCAGTGGACTAGGCGTGGATCAATTGCTGCAACCTCTTCAGCAATAAAGCCCCAGTAGCTATGCTCGGCGCAATCTTTTTCGCATAAAGACCGATACCAAACAGGACGAACGCTCAAGATTGCATCGGAGTATGCACTGTCAATAGTTTCAATATCAGTTTTATACTTGGCAGACGATGTTGATCTATTGAAACTGCCATTCGAGTCTACAAATACATTTGCAGCGCTGGCTGTAGTCGTTGAATAAGTTTTGTAGCTGTAGAAGAAGCCGGCTTTGTCGATTCTTACTTGCTCCGTAGGACTAGACGCGCCATCTGCCGTGGTAGAAAATACTAGGCGGCCTGGGTAATCACCCGATCCGCTGTTTGCATCGGCCCAACCTTCAATAGAAGCAAAAGTATTTTGAGTGCTATTTGAAAACCGAATCAATCCCAAGGCAGAACCACTGGTAGGTGCTGAGTTTGGATTGCTCATGTGAAGAATACCGGGGCCGTTTGCATCCCCGCTATGTTTCATCAAAACAAGAGTTGCATCGGCAGTACTGGTAGACGTGCCAACTAAAAATTTCCCATCTGATGTTAAGCGGGCGCGTTCGGCAGAGTTTGTAAGGAAAGCAAGTTGTTGACTCCCAATGTAAGAAAGACCTGTACCTGTAGAACCAATTGCAATAGACGGGCTAGTAGTGGACCCGTTGCCATTGCTGTCAAAAATCGCAGTACTATTAACATCAAGCTGTCTTGCAGGGCTAGTATTTCCAATCCCTACCAGCCCTGCCGAGGTGATATTTACAGGATTTATTGCATCCGTATTGTTTCTAATGGTAAAAAGGCCAGCAGATACAATCCCGGCACCCGCTCGCCATGTTTTTGTTCCGTCATTGAAAGATGCATAAATGCTTGCGCCAACGGCATCAAAAGATGCTGTTTTACTTGCAATAGTTGCACCTATATTTCCCTGAACGTCTAAAGAATAACCAGGGCTACTAGTCCCCAGACCTAATCGCCCACTGGAGTCGATACGAGCGCTTTCCAGAAATGTTACAACATTGCCAGCGGTTCCAGTGACTGCACGCTGCCAGATATGCTCGCCACTAAGCTGATAGTAAGTGCTTGCCGTTCCATTATTGGCGTATCTCCAGTTGGTTCCATCACTGTAAGCATTATTGATAGAAAAAAGACCGGCTGATGAATTTGATCCTAAGCTTCCGCCAATTCCTTGGATAACTTGCCAAGAGCTTCCCCATGCACTTGGAGTTAACCCAACACCAACGTTTCCACTAGCATCAACAAACAACCGCCCCGTGCCGCCAGTGCTGATGGCTACTTGGTCTGTGCCAGGGCTGTAGATGCCGGTATTGAGGTCACCAGATACGGCAATGCCCGGCAGTGCTGCGGTGCCTGCTGTGACGGCTAGGACGCCGGTCATGGTGTCACCAGCCTTCAGCACGTTGCTGGATGCCGCTCCAGTCAGTGCTGCGGTGATGGTGCCAGCAGTAAAGTTGCCGCTTGCACTCCTTGCAACAATAGCGCTAGGGGTGTTTGCATCTGTGGCAGTAGTGGCTGAATTGGATACCTTAAGGGCTGTTGCGATGGTGGCAAGCTTTGTGTCAACAATGGCAGCAGATGCATTGATGTCGGCATCAAGAATTGTGCCATCAAGGATCATCGTACTGGTAACAGTACCAGTGTCGCCAGTTGTTACTACAGTGCCAGTAATATCGGGAAAAGTAATAGTTCTGTCTGTCGTTGGATCCACCACGGCCAAGGTTGTCTCAAAACCATCGGCAGTGGAGCCTTCAAAGGTAAAGCTACCAGTGGAGCCAATCTCTAAGTTGCCAGTGACAATACCACCAGATTTAGGCAATGCAGCATTGGCCAAGTCATAAGCAGTCTTGACGGCAGTAGATGAAGCAATGCCGAATGCCGAAGTGGTAGAAATAGAGTCTGAAACTTTGCTCTGCAAGCTTGCGGCAGTAACAGCACGAGCGGCATCAACACCTGCTTGAGTTTCAGCATTGGTAGCTAGTTCTACCAAACCTTGAACAGTGTCACTGGACAATGGAGTGGCATTCACCCATGCGCTACCATTCCAAATCTTCCAGCCAGCAGGGGTGAGGCTAGCATCCAGCCATGCTTCACCAATGCTATTGCCAGTGGAGCCGCCAACTGCAGGGCTGCTGTTAGGCGCTGTCGCCCCATAATGAGCAGGGCCAGCCTTGACAATATTGCCTGCGCTGTCCTTAAAGAACATGCCAGGAGTGCTGCTAGCAGTGTTGAGCGCAATCTGTCCATCTGCAATGGCAGAAGTGGGACGCTTGGACGCAGTGCTGCTGCGAATGGATTGACGGATGGAAGGCATTCCCTTAACTCCACAAGGACGGGATTATCAAACTATTATAGCTGCTCAGTATTCCCCTTCATCAAAAACACTGTCAGCGGCATCTGCCATTTCGCCAATATCACGCCATGCAGCATAGAAATTGGCAGCAGCAACTTTGACTAACGCTTGAAAAGGTAGCCCTCCAGGCGGCACTTCAACACCGCTGTAATTAAAGCGGTCAGTGTAAGCCATGGATTAATAAGTTCCTTCGTCTACAGTGCCAATTGTCATTGCTCCAGTGCTGTTATCCACCAACACTTCGCTACTTTCAAGAACCACTCCCACTTGCACCGTGCTAGCAATTTGCGCTCTTCCCCATAGCAATGTTAAAGCTCCCCTCACGTCAGCCACGCCTGTCATATCAGGAGCAAAGTAAGTGCCATCGCTCAACACTTGGTAGTCACTAACGCTCACCGCACCACTAACCACACCAACTTTTGTCCAGTTGGAGCCGGTGCCTTGTGATAACACCCAGTCACCAACGGCAAGTGCAAATACAGGCGCTGGCGTTACGCCTGTCCCAGAAGTGGTGCAAATAAGATAGACGGCAGCATTTAATTGCGATGGGGCAGAAAGTGCTTGACCAACAGTCAAGCCAGCCTCCACTCCATATTGGTTCAAAGAAACAACCAAATTGGTGGTTGCATTATATGTGCCGCCAAATCGTAGGTTATATTGTGTGGCAGCACCAAAACCTAAGTTAAGCCAATAACCATTGACATTGGGCGAAACAGTACCCACCCATATATAAGCGGCCCTATCGCTAGGGTTGATCCACCATTGTCCAGCAAATTCCGGTACTGGCTGCGTTTCACTGACCTGTGCAATGCCATTATCCGCTAGCTGACTTGCTGAAACACTATTAGCTGCAAGAAATGAACCATTAAAAGTACCAGTTGTAATCTTGCTTGCATCTAGGTTTGGAACGTCAGCAGCAGATAGAACAGTGCCATTACTAACGTGGCCTTGCGCATCAACAACAACTTTTGTATAAGTGCCTGCAGTGACTGAATTAGAGTGATTCAACACGCCAACACCAGTGACGCTTAAGCCCGTGCCAGGCTGAACGGCACCATTTGTGGCTGCAGTGGCAATGGGAAGATCGGTGGCAGTTAATGATCGAAAAGTAGGCGTGGTTGCACTGCCAGAAATAGGACCAACCAGCACTGCATTAGCACTTTGAGCTTCCATTGCGCTGGTAATGACAGCACTAAAATTATCAGGATACGCAACACTAAAGCTTAATGGTGTTGTATCGCTAAAAGTGATGGTTTGTAGGCCAGCAGTACGCTGCCACGCACTACCATCCCAGATATAAGTGAAGCCAGTATTACTATTTAACCATTGCTGTCCAGTGAAATCGCCCACCCCGGAAGGTGCATTTCCACTAACAACAGTTGCAGAACTATCAGCAAGTTTGGCACCAGTAACCGCATCGTTGGCAATCGTTGCAGCAAACGTGCCAGTGCCAGTGCCAGTTACATCACCAGTGAGGGCAATGGTTTGATCACCAGTATTGGTGCCGCTGCTAGTACCACTGAATGTACCGCTTTGAGTGGCCAGCGTGCCAAGGCCAAGATTAGTGCGAGCATTTGCAGCCGTAGAAGCGCCTGTACCACCATCAGCAACAGCAAGGTCCGTGATGCCAGTAATGCTGCCTCCAGTGATCGCTACACTTGCAAGAGAAGAACTGGTTGCCGTGAGCGTGGATAATGTGGCAGAGCCTCCCGTGATTGCCACTGCACTAGCATCTTGAGTGGCGATGGAGCCTAGCCCTAAGGTGGTGCGCTGCGTTGCAGCATTAGCATCATCCAGTAATGCACGGCCTGCTGCAGTGAGCGTACTGGTTGCATAAGTGTCAGAAGCCGTGGTATATATTAAAGTGTCAGCGGAAGTAGTAAGCCCTGCAATGCTTGCAAGGCCCGCATCATACGCTTGCACATTCGTGCCAATTGCCAAGCCAAGCGTGGTTCTTTGCGTTGTTGCATCTGCATCATCAATCAATGCCCTGCCAGCAGCAGTGCAAGCAATTTCTTCTACATCACCAGCACCGCTTGAACTACGTCCAAGTAATTTATCAGTGGCGCTAACGTTTTGAATTTTGGCATAAGTGATGGCATCCGCTGCCACTGCTGCCGTACCCACGGACAAGGCAATATAATTATCAGCGTCAACTTTAATGTCTGTAAAAGCTGCTGCATCATAAACTTGAACAGTTTTATCAGTGGTATTAATCCATAGACGCCCTTCAAAATTATCACTTGTTGGTACTGCAGACGCAGTTGATACACTACTATCATCCGCCAATTTTGCTGCCGTAATGGCATCATCTGCCAAGCTGGTAGTGCCCAGCTTGGTGGTGCTAGCTTGATTAATTTTTGCAATGTCAATGGCGCTGGCATTTATCAGAGCAACACCAGCCGTCACCAAATCTTTTGCTGTGACCTTCTTGGTTTCACTTGCGCTAATATCTACGATAGGCAGCACGTCAATGTCTGCCACGCCGGCGCTAGTAAGCGCCGTTAGCTGCGTAATCCGCTGGTCAGCCATGTACTAATCTCCAGATGGATTCATTCTAGTCGGTCACTTCAGTTAACAAGCCTTCCAGGTCTTCCTTCAATACCTTGTCAGTGTCTTCCTTGAGGACATAGCCAGATGGCTCACCAATCAGGAGCCTGATTTCTCCAGTGGTCACAAAATCAATGGCGCAAGAAATGATGGCATCGGCCTTCACTTCTACGCCAGAACGAGTTATGGCGGCATCAAATTCGTAATAAATATTTTTTGCAGTTGAATAAATGTTTACGCTATTGTCAACCAATTGCAGAAAGCATGAAAATTCGCTTCCCAGATCCACTCGATTAATCAATTGAAGCATCAAAAGGCTGTTTTCAACTTGGCCGCCAGTAGCAGTGCCAAACAAGCAATCAATGCTTCCGCCACCGCTAATAAGGCCAGCGGAGTGCATGCGCTTGAACTTATCACTCAAGGAAGTAGTTTCAATGCTTTCTCTGTCTGTATTGAAAGTAAAACCACTCACATCGCCTAGCACTCGTTCAATGCTCCCCAGGATCCTTACGCTGATTTCAATGGAAGCACCAGTGAAAGCTTCCAACGGATACTCATTGGCCCTTACGTTGTTGATGGCATTTGAAAAAGTGCCAAAAAGGCGAATGCCGCCCATTGCATTGACGTTAATATAAAGAACAATTTCATTTAACGTAGCGCCTCCTCCATTTGGCCACGTAGAGGACGGCATGAAATCCAAGCCACGGGCATCAGTGGTAGTAATTACCAATTGATCACCAGTGAGTAAGTTTTCTAGCGAACCATTAAAGCCAAAGCGATTTAGCGTTGTATTAATGTCATCAGGACTAACGGCGCTGGTGAATGCCGTTTGATTTTTGCGCTTTAGCTTTATTTTTCCGTAATGGCCAATAAAATACGTCATGCAGTGACTACTTCAGTAAAGTCTCCATCCATCGTAAATTGGATTTGCACTGTTGATAATTCCCCAGTGCTCACGCCTACTGAAGCGCTAGTAATGTAAGCAAAGAACTTAATATCGTCTGATGTGTCACCACCAACATTTAATTCCATAAGCACTCGGTCGCTTGTAGTGACCAGTCCGGTCTTTTGCACTTTACCAAGTAATGCAGTAAACTGCTGGTAAGACGCAGATTCTCCACTCTCAAGGCGATAATAAAGAAGTGTGGCGCTTCCAGTGGCACCTTTTATTCCAGGGGTGAATGTATTAACACCACTGCTGATGTCATTGGTGGACAGAAGCTCCACTGTGGTATCAAGAGACCAATCCTTGATCTTGGCAATAGGCAGACCCCCTGCAACAGCAAGGGAGCCCGTACGGCCAGTGTAAAACCCCATGGCGGCTAATGCAATAATGCTTCCATTTTAGCGAATGGTAAACAGATTTGCATCAAAATCTGCAATCTGCGACAGCCCATCGCTTGTGCATGGATATTCAGTGGCGCGTACTGTCACCTCGCCTTCTTCGTCCATGTTGACTTCTGCCACTCGAAACACGCGCTTGGTTTTTACGACAGTGCCAAGCACAAAAAGTTTGCCTTCCTCTGATGCTAGATCTGCGGCAATGCCGTTTTGCACATAAGCAGATCGCGCTAGCACGCCAGAGCCACTTTGATATAGAAGAAAGTTGTAGGTGCCATTGGCCAGCGAATTATCAAGAGGCATGTTGAGGGCACCACCAGCACTGATCATGCCCGTGCGAATGCCATCCCATTGGTTTTGTCCGATGTCCACATAGATGTAGGCACCAGGGGACAATGGATCCTGAGTGGGGAAGGTACGAAACTCAACAGCTCTCCTCACCCAATGACGAGTGTTGCACAGGAGCTTTGCGTAAAGGATAGCCTGGTCTCTATTGGTTACAAATTGTGATAAGTCAAAGGTTTGGCGAATCGAATCAGCCTCAATTGCGTCTGTCCTTTTAATTTCAACAGTTCTATTGCGAGCAAAGATGCCATTGATGTCGGTGTCTCTGTAGGTGACGGATGCAATTAAGTCTTGCACATTGGAACCGTAATCAAGATGTTCTTCCTTGTAACTATCCTCAATAATATTACCCTGGTTGAACAAGGCTGAAATGTTAACAGTTCTATCAATGGCGCCAGTAAGAGCATTGTACGGAACGGCTGGTACAAGAGTTTCTTGCCCACCAATACGAGCAAATTCCAGCAAGCTATAAGATGCCACTCCCACCCAGAATTCTCGCCAACTCGTCGGATCAGCAATAATGCCATCCATATAAAGGCCATTGGTTTTACAGAATAACTTAGACTTCGCTAATTGCTCAATATTGATAGCATTACCGTTGGCATATTTACCAATGCCATCTTCACTGTCCATGGCGGAATCATAAAAAATATCTGGCGCAAAGCATGTTGGGCCATCTTCCGTAGCAGGCAAATAGTTGTACCCTGGATTGCCCCATTGCGTATTATTTTCATCATTTCCGCTGGTCCTTAGCTTCTTCACCCATCGTCCTTGCGTGACATAGGCAGTGAAGCTGCGAAGGTCTTGCAAGTTGCGGCCAGAGAAGATATTAAAACCAATCAAACTTAATTGATTGTAAAGCTTGGGGAAATCAGTGAAAGGCTGAATAATTTGTTCTGTCACGCAAGTTAAAGACAATTCAGGGCCATTGTCAAAAGTGGAGGTGATTTGTGTGTCGGCATCTAAGTTGAACAAGTCCCATTCGTTAATGCCGCTTGGGTTTTCATTCAATGGGGGAAAGCCTGATGCGCTGCTAATAAGTCTTCCCGTAAATTGAAACTGGGCGAGTGAATAAACGCCTTAGTGGTAGGCAGGCGGAATACGGTTCAGAACGTCGCGCTGGTTATCCAGTGAGTGACAAT